ACGCCTGTTGGAATCCGTCGGCGCTCCGCACCTGCAACAGTTTCTCCCGTACCGCCTCCAGCGGGATGCCCGGAAAGGCGAAAGCCACCATCTCTCCGAGCGTAGGGTCGTTCGCCATACGCTTCATGGCGGCCGGTATTTCGGCATCGGTGTAAGGACGCAGGCTGTCGACAGCCGTTTCTTCTTGTACAGTATTCATAATCTTAGCCATTTCCCTGATACAAATATATCAAAATATATTTGACGAAGACTGAAAGCAGCCGACGAACGATAGTCCGGCCCGCGGGTGCGGCACGATTCGGACAATTCAAATCTATGAAAATGTCTCCAAGGTCTTTTTATGAGTGTGTTACTGATTTATCTTGTATTACCAAAGAGTTCGTTTGATTTCAGGGTTGGTCAATGCTTCTGTAAACGGGTATAGTATACCTTTCCCATTTATATAGTCATATCTGAAAACAAAGACTTGGTTGTTTTTTATCATGAAACAATTGGTGATCGATGCTTCGTAAATATAAAAACATGCCTCCATATTTTCTGTGTAATAGGTATTTACAAATACGTCGTCCAATTTGTTTCCGATAAACCAACTATAGTTGTCTTTGGCGAAAATCTCAACACTTAGTTTGCATTGTTTGGTACTGTCTGTTATGTAAATCACGGCGTAATCGTCTTCAAAGTGCCTTTTGCCGGTCGATATCGGAGGACCGGTTCGGAGGTGGGCCAAGAACATGCTGTCTGTTGTGATTTGGTCGATGGGTATATCGAAATGTCCCCATTGGATGTAGAGCAAGGAGTAGTTTGCGTGCTTGTCATATACACACTCCCACTTCATGCCGTCGACTAAAAACTGCTCGAATTTTTCTATGCGTTTTCTTTCATCCGCATCTTCGCTGTTTTCGGCCAAGGAGTTTTGAAAGACTATTTGAGTCGGGGCACAGGCTGTACAGAACAGAAGAATTATGAATGATAACCATTGTTTCATATGAATAGCTTTTCAAGCGGTTTGTACTTTTCCAGCCGAGAGGGCTTTTTGGCCGAGGCAGTCGTTCCGGTTGCCAGCAACAGTGCTGCCAGCAGGATGATGCGTGTGAGTTTCATAAGCGAAATTCGTTTTGATAAATATACGAAAATCCTCCTGTTATACAGGAGGATTTGAGTGAAAATATTGGACATACAGATTACGGTTGTAATAGAATGGTGTATATCCAAATGTCGTCGAAGCTATGTATAAATATTCTAGATGATTATAAATGTCGAAAACGAGAATTAGAAATAGAAGTTATATAACTTTTCTTGTCGTTTGTGTCGGATGATATAGTAAAATCCAGCCGTATTATATACGGCTGGATTTTTAGGCGTTTAGCAAGCGTTACTTTGAATTACTTCGAGTTGTTTCTGAGAACTTTGCCGGTTGAATATTCAAGGGAAGATTATTTGGCCGGTCAGGATATCGGATATCAAATAGTTGACGTAATTCGATGTATTTTTTCAGCTCTTTAGCCGACCCGGCAGCGCTGCCGAGATTATCTGCCACCGCTCCAGTGCCGGATGCGAGTTTCCCAACGCTTGAGTAATCAACATCGGTCAAAGTAAAACCGAGAAGATTTGCGATAGCGTTTGCAATCTCTCGAATAGCTTTAACTACGGCAATCGCATAAGGAAGGATAGCGTTTAGAGCCGGAATGAAGATATTGCCGATTGCCCGCGATGCCTGTGTAAGCTGTGCCTGCAAGATACGAAGCTGGTTTGCGGGAGCTTGCAGTGTTCTAGCCATATCGCCCTGAGCGCTCGTTACCTGAGTCATAATGGCGTAGTATCTCAGCTCGGCCTTTTCCGCCTGCGTCATGTTTGCAACGCTTTCCTTGATACCAAGGTTAAGTGCTATTTGCTGTAACTCTGCTTGCGATAAATCGTAGCCCAAGCGCCGCAGAGGTTCCAACTCGCCTGCAATACCAGACTGCAACTTCTGCATAGCGTCTTCGATAGGAATATTTGCATACGAAGAAAGGTCATAACCTAACTGCGTCAGGTTTTTGCTCATGAGCTGCGCTCGTTCCGCCGTATCACCAAAGCCGGTTAGCAGCGTATTGAAAATACCCTGATTGCGGAGCCACTGTGCAGGGTCAATACCCATGACATCGGATACCTTTTCCGCATATTCTTTTGCTTCATCTGCATATTGCCCCAAGGCGACTGTGAACAGGTTCAGGTCTTCTTGGTACTTATTAGACTCCGTGACCGCCTGTGCAATGAAATGACTGATTTTGCGGAAAGCGACTGCGGCAGTAGCAACGTTCAACGCTTTCAATCCGCTCGTGAACTTCCCGGTAGTGGGGGTCGCCTTACTAATCGAAGCGTTGTATTTTTCCGTGCTGGTAATCAGCTTTTGGATTTTGGACGGGAACGCCGAAAAACCGTTGGACACCTGCTGCATTTCATCGGCAAAAGGCTTCATGGCGGCGGCAAGAGCGGTCATCTGCTGTGTGAACTTGTCAATATCCGCCGTTTTCAAATCCTCGATCACCTTCGGCAGCTTGGAAAGCTGATTGATAAAGGTGGTCATGTTGGCCTTGCCCAACTCGGAAAGAGGGCGTAAACCGTTGGCAAGGGAAGTCAGCTTGTCGCCGTCCGTCCATTTCAGGCCAGCGATGGCAGTGTTGATTGCCGTTAGCTGGTTAGCGATGGAGGAAGAAATCTTCACATTTCCAACTCGGCTCAGAGCGGTCAGCGCATTGGCAAGCCGGGTGATCTTCTGCGAAGCGTCACCGCTGTTCAAGCCTTTCAGAGAATTGGAAAGCTCCCGAATACCCTGAGCGGTCTTGCTCAGACCCGTTGCGCCGCCATTGGTAGCGGTTTTCAAACGATTGAGCGTGTTAATCAGGTTTTGAAGCCCTGCGACCGCCTGCGTACTGTCATTGACGATCTGAAACTCCAACCCCTGAATCTCCACATTGTCAGCCATTCATGTCACCGCCTTTCGCTTGAAACTTTTTATTGATCGACACCATAAAGGCTTCCATGTAGGCTTTCGCCTTTTCGTCATGTTCTTCTTGGATGGTTTTTCGTTTCTTGGTATTCGACTGCCCGAACAGTTCATACGGGCTATCACGGTATGGAACAGGTTTCGTTCCTTTTTTCGCAAGAGAATGAAAAACCGGAGACGCATCAATGAGAGCCTCATAAACATATGCACCTTGAAGCCACGCCTCTTGATTTTGCAAATCTTGCTTAATTCGTGCCGCCTTTCGGTAATATTTCACCAAGTCACAGTCCTGCTCCCAAAATTGTTCGTAGGACATACCAATGGCGAGGTAATACGGAAAGACTTCGTAGAATTTTCCTGTGTAAGCAAAAAGGGCGGCTGGGCGTTGATCGCCGCCGCCCCCCTCGTTATCGGAAAGGCGGTCGCTTACCAACCGGCTTTCCAGCTCAGGTTTCCCTCGTTATCCTCCTGCTGCTCCGGGTCATCCAGAAGGCTCAGCAGAGGTTCGTTATACATCTCCACCAAAGCGGAGATCAGCTCGTCCTTATGAGTCAGGCGAGCATAAATGTTGTCGATCACATCACGCTTCACAAAGCGATGGTGAGCGAGAAACGCACCAGCAAACAGTGCCGGGAGCATAGTCATCGGTTTGCGTTCCACTTCTTCGGCGACAAAGCCGCTTTTCTCCATCATCTCGACGGACTTGCGGGTATATTCCAGCGTGTAGGTCACGCCGGTAGTAGGGTCATTGATAGTCAACTGCTTTGCCATGATAAATCCTCCTTATCAATACGGCGATTGCTGGTGTCTTAGGTTGCGGAGAAAGCGATGGGGGTGGAAGGGGCGATGGTGATGTTCATGCCTACCACTTCATTCACGCCGCCGCCAACGGGGTACACGGACAGCTCACCGTCAAAGGAAAACTTGCCGTTAGAGCCATCGGGAGTGACCACACCGGCGCTCTCCGTGCCGCCAAACCAAACTGCATAACTGGCTTTCTTGCCTTCGAGAGCTTTGAGAGCCTGAAAATCAGACAGCGTGTAGTTCGCAGTGAAGGACAGGCCGTCAAGAGACTGGATACCAGCGATGTAAGTCTGCATATCATCACTCAGAGTGGTGGTTTCCAGCATTTCAGGCTCACCGCCGAGGTCGGGAAACTCCTTGATGTCGATCAGCTTGCTCCAAGTATCGCCGGTATCACCTTTCTTCATCAGAAAGGTTTTATAGGTCGAAATAGCCATTTTCATTTACCTCCTGTAAAGAGTAGTTCCATCTGTTTCGGCTTTGTACCGAGCCACCAGACGGTAGATTGTTGCGTTCTCCAAATTGGGAACGGGGGACAGAGAAATACGCCTGAAATTTTTGGCGTACATGAGGTCGTCCACAAACCTCATGATTTTTCGGCAAACGGATTTCTTACTGCCTGCCTTATCGGAGTAGACATTCACCTCGTACATCAACGTAGCGAACCTCTCCGTATCTCCGCTATCCATGTGAGCTTCCGTTGTGTAGTTATCCTGCTCCACCAAGCTCACATAGGGGAAACGGGTGGGAGCATTGACATACTCGCCGCTGACCAAGATACCGGGGAACTGCGCTCTCAGGGCTTCCACAATCGGAGTGTAGATTTGACTCTCCACATCAATCATGAAAACACCTCCTTCGCAATCGCCGTGAGCCGGTCTTGCAGCTCCTTTACCGTTTCATACATCGGCATATTGGCGGGATTGCCGTGGGTGATGACCACGAACCCGCCGTTCTTCTTTTCTTTCAGCACTCCGTTCGTGCCGGGGTCGCCGTAATAACCCCAAGAGTGCTGCTTGCCGTGACCCTGACCGTATTCGCCACGGTTCATGCCGAGTTCTCCGGCTTCCGGGTGATTGTCCGGGTAGGTCACGCCTGTACCAAACTCGATAAACAGGGTAGCCCCGCCTGTCGCCACGACCGCTCGGGCGTTGTTCCCACGGGGTTCCACGGCCACAGAAACATCGTTGGTGCCATCGTAAACAGCCCGCTCGAACTTGGCGGAAGCGATCTCTAAGCCCTCCTGCGCCACCCGGTCAAGAAAAACCGTAGCCCGCTCTTGAAGCCAGTTCTTCCAGTTCTCGGTTTCCCGTATCAGCCGCTCAATCCCTCTCCCGGAGAGCGGAACATTGATTGCCTGATTCACGATACCGTCACCTTGCTGACCGCATAGGAAATGGAATTAAGAGACTTGGCGACTCGGCGAACCATGTAATCGTAGAGCGGTTTCCCGTCCTCGTCATACTGAGGCTTCTTGTCGATGAACAGCACGGTATTCTCGTCAATGGGGCAGCTCAGGTCATCGGTGACGATTACCTTGTCGTACCCTGCGAAATTACCGAACTGCTTCACCTGAGCGGAGCCGGTCGCCGCCGAGATATTGGCGTTCATCGCTACGGCAGGCTTGTAGACCACCAGTTCCTCGCCGGTTTCGTTGCCGCGCTCGTCCTTTGCAGGCCCCTTGTGGTCGTACAGCAGATACCAGAAGGGGGATTGGTTGCGGTTCAGCGTTCTCATGTGCTCAACCTCCCATCACAGCGGCAAAGGGAACAATATCCCTCAGCAGCGTAGACGGTACATCGCCGTCCTCGTAGGAGCGGGAGATACCGTTCTCGCTGTGAGCGGTCTGCCCTTCGGCTCCCCGCTTGTTCAGCAGATACACGGCAATCTCTACCTGCACAAAACCGTACTGGTTGGGGACAAGCCACGCATCTGGGTCATACGGATATGCCTTGCGGCACACCTTGTCACCGGCAATCGAGAGGTAGGTGGAAAGAATGTTCTCGTCTGTCTCACCGGTCATGGCTTTCACCATTTTCAACTTCTCAGCGTCCGTCATGCTTTCCACCTTCCCTTTCTAAAATGTTGGGTTTACTCTTGCGCCATTCTTAGCCGCCAACGGCAACAGCTTTCGTGTTCACAGGGTTGTTTGCGTCATTGGCGATAAAGACGCTGCGGCTGTAAGTGGGAGTGGTAAACTCGGTAGAGATACCGGTAAACTTACCGTGGAACCACTCAGGGCCGTGGTCAAGGCCGATCTGACCAAAGAGCTGATACTTCTCACCAGCGCCGACCTTTGCCAGCGGCTCAAGGAAGAAGTTGCCCTTGCCGGGGACAGGCTGATAAACGGGAGCCAGAACGCTCAGGTTCAGCAGCAGGGCAGTACCGGCAGGCAGGTACTCGCCAAGATACAGGTAGACAACGCCGATGGGCGTGACCACGCTGGACAGGGAGATACCGTTGATGTTACGGGCAGCGGGAACCACAGTCAGACCGTTCTGAACAGCGTCAGCGTTGATCTGGAACATGGTCACAGCGTCACACCACAGGCACAGGCCATCGGTGGGGGCGTGAGCGCCGTAAATCTTCTTCACCATGTCGGCAATATCCCACAGGCCGAGGGGCTTGGAAGCCATCGCCGTAGTGTTGGAAGTGATTGCGGGAACCAGACCACGGGTCTTGTTGACCTTGGTGTCATCAGTGGCCTTGCTGTAAACGCCGTTAATGAAGGTGTACTCAATGTCGGCATTGACCTTCATCATCTTGGCGGCAACCTGAAAGTCCAGCTCATTCATGGGGTTGGCCTGCTGACCCGCCACATTGATACCGCTCAGAGTACCCATGTTAGACATCTTCCCGTAGGAAATACCCACAGACTCCTGAAAGATCTGAGTCACATTGGTCTTCTGCGCACGGGTCACAACGGTAGCGTCAGGGGCGGTCAGAGAAGCACTCTCGCTGATAGCAGGCTGAGCGCCGCCGCCAGAGGTGAACTCCTGACCGGTCACGAACTCAACATGGTTGGTGGTCTTAGCACGACCGCCGATGATAGAACTCAGAGGGGTGCGGGTGTTGCCCTTGTTAAAGAGCATACCGGAGTAATTGAGTACCCCGAAACTCATAGCAAACTGATCTGCCATAGTAAAAACTCTCCTTTACTCGTTTTTCGCCTGCGCTTCCGCTTCGGCTTGCAGGCGGGTGTAGTAAGCAACGGCGGCAAAATCACCGTTTGTCCGTGCTTCCTCGATTTTCTTGGCGTAATCCATCTCGCCAGTACCGCCACCGGCACCGGGAGTGGGCTTGGGGGTCTTTTTCAGAGCGTCAGCCTTGACCTGTTTTGCATACTCGTCAAGGAACTTCTGCTGGTTGGCAAACACCTTGGCAGAGTCACCATCAGCCATCGCCTTTGCGGTATCCTCGGCAAGAGCCTCGTTATAGCCCTGAGCGATGAACTTGGCCTTAAACTCGGAAACACGCTTGGCTTCTCGCAGCTCGGAAAGCTCCTTCTCCATGTTGGCGAACTTTTCCTCCTGCTCCTGCTTCTTCTTCTCGTCCTCACCCAACAGAGCATTGTGCTTGCGCTTCCACTCAGCGGCTTCGGAATTGGCCTTGGAAACAGCGGCTTTCTGCTTTTCCAGCTCGGCGACGTTGTCCTCATACTCGAACGCTTCCAGAGCTTTCAGCTTGTCTTCCGCAGACATTTCCGCATAGCCCGTGATTTTGCTGGTGTCGATCTTTGCCATAATGATTACCTCCTGCGTTTAACAAGGCTGTTCACTCAGCACTATTTTCCGTTTTTGCGGGTTGTCTCCCGTTTGCGATTAAGGTCTTCCCTGACCATTCAACGCCTTGCGGCGATTAAACCAAAAGAAAAGGGCTACCAATACCTTTTCGGTATCAGTAGCCCGTAATGGCTGTTCCTATCACCTATGCGATAGGCTGTTCATATTTCTTTTTACTGCTGACCGCCCACACGATTACCTTCTCATGCCGTTCTGCGATCTCAACAGTCTTTCCCGTAGTCAAGATTTCTTCAATCTTTCTGACCGCTTCCGGGGTCAGGTGGATTTCCTTCTTCATCAGGACGAACCTCCTTCTGCTTGGCGGCGAGTTCAGCAGCCTTTTTCTCCTGTTCCTCGGCATAATCCATACTCATACGATACGCAAGCTGCGGGTCCGAGAACAGACCACAATGAGTAAAGGCCAGAACCGGGGCGATCTTCGGATTGGCAAGCATAGCAGTCAGCACATTTGCCTTTTCCGTGATATTCTCGTAATTTCTGCGGGTAAAGCGGATTTCCAGACCGCTGAGTTTCAGCGTCAGGTCGCTCAGGTCACGGCAGATACGCAGAACCAGCTTCAAGAAATCCTTCTCAGACTGCTTGAACATCAGCTCGGAGTCCTTGGCTCTGGCTTCGGCGGCAGACCAACCATCACGCATGATGACCGCAGAGCCAGTATCGCTGGTAGAAGAACCACCGTTACGGTTTGGCATACCGCAGATCGTCAGGACAGTGTTATACATACTGTCCACGAGGGTCTGTGTCTGCGTCTGGTTCATTTCCGAGGTCAGATACTCGATCTCAGCCTTGAACTGCGGGTCAATGTCCTTATATTTGATTGCGCCCTCGTCACGAAGCTGGTGAAAATCCTCGGTGCTAATATCAACATTGTGGAACAGCATAAGCGCCTGTACGAACTGCTCCACACCGTCAAGGCGGTTGCTCTCTACGGTGTTGATAGCGTCCAGTAGGGGAAGGACAATCTCAAAAGCACCCAACCGAGCCTTATTTGCCGGGTACTCGATGATAGGAATACCCAAAATCTGAGGTTCGCTTCGAATGATAGCCCAAGTGTTCTCCACCTCGTAGTAGTGGTCACGGGTGTAACAACTAAAAATCAGGTTTCCGTTCTCGTCCTTCACATACTTCACGCCCATCATGGCAGGATTGCCAAGGGCGGTGGAGTAGACCACAAAAGCGAAGCGAGGGTCAAGGGTGAAAATCTCGAAGGGAGCTTCGTCTTCCTCTGCATCGGCTTCCCCATCAGGAAGCACCATGCGGTAGGAAGTGCCGCCAATGTGCGACCAGTCCGCCAGTTCCTTGTCCTTGGCAGGCTTATCCTCACTGAGAACATAATCGTTCAAGCGGCTGACCTCAGCGGAAATGCTCTCGTCATCGCTGCGGCTCACATACTGAACAGGTTCACCCATCAGATAGCCGACCTTGAAGGACACGATCTCATTGGCTCGGTTTTCAACGACCTTGTTACAGATTTCAGGCCGTACTTCCTTCTCCCGGTAAAGCACGGGCTGATCTCCACGATAGTACCGATAGAGATAGTCAATGTCGGCGCTGTTTTGCAGATGGACGAACAGAGCCTTTTGCAGAACATCAATGATGTTCCCGGCATTGATTTCGGCAACATCGGTATAGATCACACGGCGACCAAACAACGCTCTCGCACCCACTTACAGCACCTCCTTCCCTCTACCTATTATCTCTCTCATCATTGTATCAAATTCTCCAATGCTTGTCAATGGTAAACTTTTAATTATACCATTCGCCACAACGAAAGTAAAGGACTCAAATAGGCCGTTTGAAAACCTCCACCTTGCCCCCGGACAGCATACGGATTTCGTTTTCCAACAGGGAGAGGGAATCGGGAGCGTCATCGTGCGGAACCTTGCCGGAGCGGGTGTAGGTGGTCACTTCCTTCATGAAGTTCCAATACTGACTGCCCCGCTTGTAGGTAGAAGGGTGCTTGAAGTAGAAGTTCTTCTTGATATTGTCCGAAGCGAACTCGATACGGGTCTGCTTATTGGAGATCGTGCGCTTCGTGCGGATACCCACGGAGTACCCACGCTCACGAATGATCTGGTCAACATCTCTGGCATAATACTGACCGGCGTTGTTGGACTCAAAAACCGCAGAAGCAACTTTATTTTCAATCAGGCACTTGGCGCATTCCGGCTTCGTCACCTCAGCGGGGGAGTCATCAAAGACCACATCAACGATATACACATCGCTGCCGTAAATCTTCGCCACCGGCATGGAGGTCGAGTCTGAGCCGCTTTCCGCCGTATCGCCAACGGCGATGATGGTGTCCGGGTCACGGTCTTTCGGCAGCTCAAAGAAGTAGTTCAGCTCGTCCTTGTTGAACAGCAGACCCTTCGCTTCAAAGGGCTGTTGCTGGAACTCGCTTTCAAACTGCTCTGCGCTCAGAAGCTCTCTCTGCTCACGGAAGTATACGGTAGTGAAGACCTTCTTGCCCTCTCGCTCGTATTCGTAATTGCTCTCGTCCGTCACGAGATCGAGGGCGGGTATCTCAATAGCTCTCCAAGCCCAGCCCTCCCGCTGTGCGTGTTCCTGCACACGACCGATGGGGTCATACAGGGAATAGCGAGTGCCGGTAAAGACCATCGGCGTACCTTCAATGGCACGACCCATAATATCGCCGGAGATCACTTCCCACTTGTCATCAAGCCGCTGGCGGTTCTTCGCTTCCTCACGGCCCTCCACGCAGTCATCAAGGTAGAGGACATTGGTGGCCTCGGACAAGCCCACCTGCCGAGCGTCAATGGAACGACACATGATGGTGGGGAAACGGGACTTGCTTTTCAGGTTGACCGTCTTCGTGTCGGCGTTGGTCTGCACCAGCCGTGCGTCCGGGAATACATCGTAGAACAGGTACTCGTTGGGAACGGTCAGGTATTCCAGACAGCCGTTGTAGAAGCTCTTTACAAGGTCATCGCCTGTCCCTTCCATCAGGGTAGAGCGATCAGGGAACTTCCCAGAGAGCATATTCACAAAATTGATACCCGTTTGAGACTTTCCCGCTCGTTTCGGCATGGAGATCGTCAAAAGGCGCAGCTTCCCGTCCAGAACATCTTGAAACCCCTGCACCATCGGCCTGAGATAGTGCTTTCGGGGCGCATAAAACCGCTTTTCCGGCTTGCGGTCGAGTTCAATGTAGGTCATGAAAGAGTCAAAATCATGGGGTGCTTCAAAGAGAAGACACCGCCGCCACTGTTCATAGAACTTTGCTCCGCCTCCACGGACTACCTGATCTGCGGAAAGCGCCAGCAGCTCCTTGTTCACTTTATGTGCCGCCGAGAAATCTTCGGTTTCCCACTCCCGGCACAGAGAAAAGAGGTCGCTGTACGCTCCGTTATCTCCCGGTCGGCGGTCAATCACGGCTCGGATAGAGCCGGAGAGTTTTTCATAATTCATGTACATTTCCTTTCCAACAAAAAACGAGCTACCCGTGTATTTCTACACAGATAGCCCGTCATGGCTGTCACTCCTGCCCTTGCAGAAGCCGATTATAGAATTTTGGGAATGATGAACGCTAAGACCAAGAGGACAAATATCACTTCAATCATAAAACCAATAAACTTGAAAAAATATTTCATTGGGCTATCATCTCACAATCTGACCACGATCCCGCGCTAAGACATTCCCCAATAAAGGTAATCGTGTCCCCGACTTTTACGGTTTTGAGATTATCTTCTTGGTCTTTCTCGAACTCAGCATAGAAAACAACAATAGTGTTATCAACTTTAGTTTCAAGAGTCAGGGTTGCTCCACCAGTAAGATTAAATAGGCCATCGTTCGTCATCCCATCGATCTTAGCCGTGATTTGATAACGATTATGCTTATACATATCATCCGCCACCAGCTCGTTATCTTTATAGGCTCTATAAATCTCATCGAAGGTGGCCGTACCCACTTCGTTCGTTAGAGGCTCTGGTGTAGGAGTAACTTCAATCTTGGAATCGCTATTTCCCGTTGGGCCATCGTCTTGCCCGAAGATGGCGATTATCGAACTAATTGCGATAATAATTACGACAATCCAAAGCCAACGCCTTTTCTTCTTTGACTTCATATTCACCCAGCCTTTCTTACCCGGTCATACCATGTAGACCGACTAATGCCGAGTTCCCGGCAACAGTCCGCTACGGTAATAAGACCGTCTTTTTGTTTTTGAGCGAGTTTTTCAAACTGCTCGTCATCAATCTCAGAAGCGGGTCTGCCGAACCCCCTGCCAGTCTTCACCGACACCCGCTTTCCATCGACAACCGGCATAGCGGCGATACCCTCAGCCTGCCGCTGCTTGGTCTTCTTACGCTCCTGCTCGGCAACAGCACCGAGGACTTCAATCAGAATGTTGTTGACCATTTCCAGCACCCATGTCTGGTCTTTGAAGTCAATCAGCGTGGTCGGAATGTCGAGGATACGGACGATCACGCCCTTCTGCTTGAACCATTCCAGTTCTCGCTTCATTTCGTCCTTATTGCGCCCAAAGCGGTCGAACTCCTTAACGATGACTTCATCACCTTCCCGCACAATGGCTTTCAGAGCATTGTACTGAGGACGGTCGAAGCTGCTTCCCGTGATTTTGTCGCAGTACACATTCTCGTCAGGAATATCGAACTTCTCACGAGCTACCTTGAGCTGCCGAGCAAGGTTCTGTTCCTTGCTGGACACTCGACCAAGGAAGTATTTCATGGTTCACTCCACCTCGTATCCACCGTCCGGCAGACGGGTATTGGCAGGAACAACGATGACCTTGTAATCCATCGCTCTGAGCATGGTGGTCAGCAGGGACACGGGAATGTCCTTGACATTTTTGTTGTTCAAGCGTTCCCAAATAGTAGCGTTAGAGACATTGAGTCTTTTTGCGAGTTCAGCGTTGGAAAGAGACTTGGAAGCCATGATCTCTTTCAGGATTTCTCGACCTCTCATGTTTATCACCTCGGCTTTATTATACATATCAAGTGTTTTATTGTCAAGCGTTTTCTTGAAATTGACCTTTTTATTTTTTACGGGTATTTTTCACTTCACCCCGCCCTCGCGGCCGCTGGCATATCCCCCACCCCCGTCACCCATTCCCACGGCCCCGATCGGGCCGGAAAAGCGCAAAAAATAACCGTCCCGGAATAGCACCGGGACGGCGTTCACTTATTCATTTTCAAAATGTCGATCAGAATTTGTACCGGCAGGAAAAGCAACAGGAGAATAATATACACTCTCTTTCACCACCTCTGGTCAGTTGAGCAGTTTATCATTGAATGCTCTGTGCTCACTCCACATAATCCGAACCTGATCGCGTACACAATTAGCGCCATCTGTTTTACTTGCCATGTCTAATAGATAGAAGGCCGCGTCTCTCAATGCTCCTCTATAGGCCGCTGCACAGGTGGATTGAATATAAGATAAATTAGTTTTACACCCCGCCTGTTTAACTTTCGTTTCATTGGTTGTGTGGTCAACAATAATATGCATGGTTACTTTGCTGATATCATGCTTTTCTTTCATGGTTTTTTCCCTTTTCACGCTCATAATTAAACCCCCATTCTAATACATTCATCAAGCGGGACCCGGTATCCATGTACCCGGAAAAAAGCAGCCCCGGAACGGGTATATTGTATTTTGCACCGGTGGAACGCTTTAGCGCCACCCCATGCACCGGAAACGTAATAGATATAATCATCGATGCCGTATTCAATGCCCTTGATTTCAAGCCCATTCAGGCCGCTATAATATGCAATGCTTTCCCGGCTTTCACAATACTGTCTTTTATTCATAACGTGTTACCCCCTGCAAATATTTTTTACAACGTTCATAACAGAAGCGGGAACGCCCTCAAGCGTTTTCACCTCATACCAGCCGAAAGAATATTTATCTGTAAATAATTCCCCGTTTTCAAAACGGAAAGTATAATCACGGCGGCAATTATAAAGGCGGTATGCTCTGATTCCCGTTGCTTTTCCATCTTCATAAGACAACAAAGCCGTTAACGTATAAGAACCAACTTTTTTAAAATATTCGGCGTTTAGTGTATGATCGTTTATCACAAAACCCCGGATTTTCAGCTTGTCGATCTCCGGAATAGAGGAAAACCCGTTAGGATATTTCAAAAAGAATGTATTTTCCGGGGTAAACCATTCTATACCCATTCTGCGACATTCTTTCAAGGTGCAACCACTTGTATTTTGATTGCTTTCCCCATAGCTGCACACTTTTTCGATTTCCTCAATTGTTGTTTTTACCGTTATTCTCTCACGGCCTTGAAATCGAACACTATTTTTAACCTTGCGATTTTTCACCCGCTCACGCTGCCAGAAACAACCGGCACAACCTTTCTTTTCTTTCTCTTGAAAGTGCTTTTCTTCTTCTCCACGCTTGACCAATGCGCCGCAATACTTACAACGCCCCATTCCAGATCTTTTATCATCAACAATACGGGAAATATCTTTATCAAAAATTCTTTTCCCGTCTTCTGTGTTGTATTGATTGTGAAATAAGCAAGAAGTATCAATATTGACCCATTCGCCGCTATTTAATAATGCCTTCATGTTTCAAACCCCTTTCGAACTTAAATTTGATTATCAAGCGTTTTATTGACGATTAAAATATATCAAGCATTTTATTGATTGTCAAGCGTTTTATTGATATTTTATCAAGTTTTTTATTGATACTTACAAGCGTCCGAAAAACTACACTTTTTTACACTATACATTATAAAGAGTGAAAAGCGTTGTCCCGATCGGGCCGGAATCCCGGCAACGCTCACGCCGCCCCGATGGAACCCGCCGATCAGCCGGGAAAAGGAAAAGCCGCCGACCCCGTGAAGAGATCGGCAGCTCTGTCAAAGTCGCAGACCCTCGCCAGAAAGTCGTAAAGTCGTTCGGGCGAAAGTCGTAAAGTCGTGGGAAAGTCGCAAAAGTCGCTCGGCATAGTCGTAAGCCATAGTCGCAAAAGTCGCTCAGTCCTCCGAGTCATAGTCGCCGGATGCACCAACCACATCTTCGAGATACTTCTTCTCCAAGTCCTCGGCGGGAACCTGATCTCCGAGCTGCTGGTTGGGTGTCAACACGACCTCCTGCTTGTCCGCATAGCCCATGTTGTTCTTCATCAGGAAGATACCGGCAACCGGATTGATCTTCCCGTTCTGCATATAACTTTCCATCTGAGCGTTCAAAAGTTGATACGCCTTTTTAATTAAGTTACGGCTCTCGGCGGGTAGCGTCTTACTATCCACTCCATTTGCCCATGCCCATATCGTCTTTCTATCAACCCCAAAAGCCAATGCCATACCAGCAACCGAAGGCTTCATATCGTCCTGAGCGCACAAAGCAAAATACATACCCATACGCTCTTTGACCTGTTCAGGTTCTCTCACATTCACATCAGGCCAGTCCATCATGACCATCGAATGTTCCAGATATTTTCTATTGTCACCCGGCTCTGTGTGGACGCTCATGGCTTCCTTACGATCAGGCCGAGTTCGCTTTTTTACAATTTCATCTGCCATAGTCGTTTTCTCCTTTCAAAGTCGCCAAGGTGATAAAGGTGAGTAATCGGGTGCATTTCCCTATAACTATTTCTATATACGCGCGTATAAGAGAGAGTTATAGGCATTTATGCCCGATTACTCACCTAACTCACCTAAAATACGAAAAACAATTTTTCAAAACACGCCAATTTGAAAAAAGTCTTTGCAAAAACACTCACCTTTATCACCTTTATCACCTAACTACCAGTCGGCATTGATGACCACCTTGTTCTTGTGCATGAGTGCCGCTGCCACAACTCTCTCCACATTGTCCCAGTTGTAGACCTCTTTCTTCACGGCGTAGTCTGCAAGCTGCTTTGCCTGCTCGTTATCAAGAACCATGTCCTTACCATACCAGTCGTTCTCCTTGGTTCGCTTCTCGTAGGGGACATAGTAGCCGAGCTTTTCCAGAAAGTCGTACCAAAGCCGACCACCGCTGTCGGTGCTGGCAATGTCCACCGTATTGATAACCTCACCACAATGAGGGCAGCGGACATTTTTGCGTTCCATGACCGTAATATCAAGACCCATACTATTTCACCACACTTTCGTCATGAATTATCGGAAGGCCGTGACTGCAAAAGTCGGTTAGCTGTACTCTTTCACGAATGAGCTTTCTCATACACAAGTGACAACCAGCGGGAGCGAGGTCAACCAGACACCACTTGCAATCCCTACAGAAAGTGACGGGGAGCGTGTCGCAAGCCAGAAGGTCATCGAGAGTAACATGACCCTGCTGTTCGGCAATTTCCGTCATATCTTTCAGCTTGATATATTCACTCATACCATTTCACCTCACGACGGCGTCCGATATATTCATCAATACTAATCCGCAATGCGTCTGCAAGCAGCTCGATTGTATCAATTCGCCCATTTCGCGCCGTGCCACGTTCCAGTGCGTAGATCGTGGTTGTGGGCACACCTGAAATCCGCGACAGTTGTGCCGCTGACAACTTAGCCCTGTTGCGTGCTTTACGCATACTCTCGCCCTTTGTCATTACCATTTTGTGCTTCCTCCTTTCGGAATAAGATGAATATCTTTGTCTACACGTTTTCTTGTGTCGGCATCATCCAGCTTGCAATCTTCCATGATTTCATTCACAGCATCATGCAGAACGGACAGTCTTCGCGCTCAATATATTCAGTCATCTTTCACCTCCATGTAGGCCGCTTGAAGCAGTCCGTCCAAGTCAGTGTCGTTGCTGTCACCCAGATAGTTCCCGGCAGCATCGTAATAGCTGTAGGCCGTATATGGCCGCGCTACGATTCCCGTGTGTTTCTGCAAGCGGGCATTGAACTCCTGACGATCTCCAAGGAACACAGTGCTTTCAATATCGTTGTACTGTGCCCGCGTGATATATTCAGCCATTCTCGGCCCTCCTGTTCCAGTCTTTGATTGCTAATAGGTGGTTATAAAACCAATGTGTTCTCGGCTCGATCGGGCAGTCTCTGTTTGAGCAGCATACCCGAAAGCAGTGACCGTTTCTCTGCATAACGCCCTTATCTCCGCAAAAGGGGCAGGGTTTCAATTCAGGCATATCAAGATGCTCCTTTCAGTCTGAGATTCTTGTAGACAGGGTAGCCCTGATATACGACCTTGCCGCCGTGCCACTCAGGGTGCGTTTCCATGTCGGCATTGAACCGCTTGGCGGAACAGGCAAAGTACCCGTTGGACTTGCACCAAATCTTGTATGCGTCAAAAAGGGACTTCGAGCGGATATTGACTCCCTCAGTCTGCTCACAGCGTTCTTCGAGGAACTGCAAGCACAGATCGTTGTCACGCTCGTACTGGTTGACCACCTTCCGCATGGTGGGGGACATTTTCAGACCGAAACGCTTGTACTTGAAGTACCCGGCGACCAGCCAAGCGAAAATGCCCTGCATAGCCTCCTGCGTCTGAAACTCATTTTTCAGGTTCTTGTCCTGCTCCGCTTCGGTAAAGTGACGGTTGAACTCGATCACTCGCACACGATCGGAAGCGAACAGGGACTTGTCGCTGACGGTGGGAAGATCGTTGCAGGAGAGCCAAAGGGTGAACTGCGGCAGGAAGGTTGTAGCAGTCTCATAGAGGTTCCGAGCCTTGATTTCCTCGCCACCTGTGAGCTGCTTGATTGTTTCCTCGTCCAGCTTGCCATACTGGTTGCTCTCTGCCATTGTGACAAACCGTTTGCCTTTCAGAGAAGCCAGCATGGGGTTAGCGGCTTCAGCGTTCTTCGACCGCTCTGCCTTACAGATAATCGACACGGGAGAAACAGACGCATAATCACCGAGAAGGTGGTGAATTGCCGAGAGCATGGTGGACTTACCGTTGCGAGTGGTCTTGCCGTGGAGAATGAACATACATTCCTCATTTGCCACGCCCAACATAGAGTACCCCAGCGCCTTTTGCAGATAGTCCGCCTTGTCTTCGTCATTACAAGTGACCTCCGTAATAAACTTCTCCCAGCGGCGGCACCGTGCGTCCTGCAAGGTGTAGTTGAAGTTGGTCTGCATGGTCAGAAAGTCGTGCCAGTCATGCTCCCGGAACTCCATCTTTTCGAGGTCGAAAGTGCCGTTCTTACAGTTAATGAGGTAGGGATTTGCGTCAAACTCCGCTGAAGCGATGGGCAGTACACTGGCAGCGTCCTTCATCAGCCGGTCACGGAAGCGCCGGTCGCCCATCTTCACGATGAACTTCATGTACTCGGTGCGGCGTTCTTCGTTGGCGATCTCGCCACAGTAGAGAGCCATCAGGCGGCAGAACTCCTTGATCTTCTCCGCTACCAGCAGAGAACCCGTGTCTTTGCGCCATGCACCATCTTTGTAAGTAAACCAGCTTTTCGCTTCGGGGCAGTAGCGGGTATCATTTTTGTAGCATTCGGAGAACAGCTCCGCCATGCCGGACTCGTCCCACGAATACCCCATTCCGCTGATCGGGTGGCTATGCTCGGGCTGTGCTTCCTTGATCTGAAACATCACTCTGGACTGAGCTTCGTCCATGATGTAGCGACCGTTGGAGAGCTGGAAAAGAGCCTGTTCTTCGGGGACGGTTGTGATTTCATCAGCCATATTCTCACTTCCTTTTCTTAATCGCTCTTACCAGCGCTACAGCGAGGCAAGCCTGCGAGTCTTCGTCCCACCATGCGCATTTCTCGCCAGAACATAGCAAGGCTTGATCTTCGCTCGGATTGAGCGGACAATATTTGTCAAGCGCGTTTTCCATGCTTACCTCCAATAATTAAAGCGGTCGAAGATATCAAGATTACGTATTTTCTTCCGCCGATCATTTTCGATTTCCTTACGGCGCAAGTAGTCCGCGTGTTCTTTTTGATATCGTTCGCATTTGGCGTGACACCCCGGATACCTGTCCGGGCATTTGTAACAGCATTTGATTCCAGTAGTCATCTTTTATACCTCGTTACTGAATTTACAATTAACTCTACCTCGGACTGCGGGAGAGGGGGCTTGCAGGCTTGGGAGTTGGCGTACAACAACTCTTTGTAAATCTCTGCTTTGGTATAACCTTGATTGTGGAGTTGACCCGCCAGAGAAGTCAGGCTGAGGTTCCGACTTCCCGGTGTGATAGGCGGGTATTCAGGCTTCAAATGCAGCTTGCCGTTTTCAGGACGGCGGTAGATGGGGGAATAGATACGCTGAGGGATAATCGTGCCTGAGCTGCTTTCCTTCGGTGTGCCGGGAAAATACTTCTCAATCACATAGTCAATCGCTGGCTGGTTTTTAACGATCTCGGAAAAGATCAAAACCTCGCCGGTCATGATGAAGTACCGATTGCTCTTGTAAATTTCCACAGCGGCACGGTTGTTTTTACCCTTGAAAGGTAGCTCACCACGAATGAGAATGTGAACCCCTCTACCACTTCTGGACTTTTCCGTGTAGGAGTGGCAACGGCCGATAATGTCAGCCGCCAGTGGGTTTAGAAACCCATCAGTAAAGCCATCGTCAATGTCGATACCTACAACCCCTGTATCGTGAAATACATAGCCAAGACCGTCATAGTAGCCGTGCTGGACATTGTGTTCAGCGTCAATGTAATTTGACCATGTATCAGGATTAGAGGAAGAAGCCGCCTTTCTGACGGTGGCCTGCATGGGAACTTTCGACCCGTTCCACACATTGACCCATGCCTTTTCCCCTCGAAGTTCAGCGGGTATATTCAAATAGCTCACAGGCTTACCTCAGCTTTCATATGGACTCGGCAACGACCAGTCCCATCTATTACCACCACGGTAGGCGTTGCGGAAGTGATTCCTCTCGCCATCACCGGAAAACCACAAGTAATCAGTGGGAAGCACTCTGCCAACTTCGGCCTGTCCATCTTTTTCTGCATACCAGCGGGACAACACATCTATACAGAGAGTAATCAAATCGCCATCTGCCGGGTTGCCCTCTCGGTAGCCTACGAATTGTTTGGGTGCAGTCACTACCGTTATAATATCGCCGTAGCCATGATCGACACGGTTGAGCACGCACCACACACAAGCAACTTTCTCAGTGTCAGAGCTGACCCCTCTGGCTTCTCCCCATAGCATTTTCGCCAGTACAATCACTTCCTCGTCTGTCCACGGCTGAGGTGTCACCTCCGGCTCTGATTCCGGTATGACTACCTCTACCGCCTCGACAACGGGAGAAGGTTCTTCAACCTCAACCGTGGGCATTTTCCAACAGAGAACGGTGATAATGATGACGAACCATAGGGAGATTGTAATTGTTAGCTCTCGCAAGGAGTCTTGACCTTGCTGGACTTGGGCTTTGTCGAGGTTCCAGCAAAATAGAACTTGTCATCTACGCAGATGGGGAAATCGGGAAAGAGCTTGCTGGCGGTCTGCGTTCCACGAGAGCAAATCTGCTCTGCCGCCGCAAGTGACATTTCATCTTTCGTGAAGTCCTTTCCAGCAGCCATGATATACGGCACTTTGCCGTCAATGCTTTTCAGTTTCATCGGATTCTTTCCTTTCTTTGTTCCACGCTTCAACATTAACGCCGATACGCTTCAACATTTCTTTGCAGAGCCATGTGTAATCGTCCGGCATCTGATAATACTGAATAAGGCGGTCATGCTCGGCGGAGAAAGCGTCATAGAATTCCCGCAGGCGCTTCTTACCGAAACCAAGGTGAACATGGAGGGTGTAAAGCACCATAGCGTCAATGTCATCGGCGTACCGCCTGTCGGCTTCTACGATTTGACGATTGATTTCCATCTCCATCGCTTTTCTCTCGGCGGTGCTCAGAACCGCACCAAACACTTTGCCGCCAGCTTTCTTCACCCTCATGACTCAATATCCTCAAAGAAGACGGGGTAGGTCTGTTTCAGCAGGGTCAGGAGCATATTGGCAACGATCCGCATATCGGGGTGAGCCGCAGGAGCGCAACGGAGTTTACAGAAATGTCGCCATTCTCTGAGATCGGCGGTCATGACCACCTCGGTTTTTAGGCTGTTCGGAAGGACAGATCGAGCTTCCTGCGGGCTGCAACCCTCGTTCAGCAGATCGAAGTAGGCAACCTCGGCGTTCTTGCACGACCGCTTCCAGATACGGTAGGGGGAGTCGGTGTCGGCAAAAGTGCAAGGACGAACGACGGTGATCTCGCCGCCGAAGCCCTCTTTGCCGTAATTGCAGTACCGAGTGGACTCCTGACAGAACGCTGCCAGACGGTGGCGGACGATCTCGTGGCTCACGCCCCGGTCACAGATAAAGCGGACAGTGAGAGAGCCATGCTCGATGACAGCTTCGTGACCACGCTTGATAATGCCCCGGACAAACTTCTCTGCGCTTCCGTCCGTGATTTTGTCCTCGGACTTGTAGCAAGTACGCCCAGCGGCTTCGATGGTGGTCAGAAGGGTCTTATAATCGGGAGCGTTGATAAGCTCCACAGAAGGTTCAATGATTTTCATGCTTTACACCCCCGCAACATGGCTTGCCAGCATATCGGCTTGATGTGTCCACAACACATTCGAGTAATTGCGAACAGCACGGGTGTAATCATTCCACTCGGACTTGTCGGTGAAAGCGCCCATGTGGTAGCGGATACACATGATTTCTTCATCGGTCAGCGTATAGAACTGAGAGAGAAGCATGACGGATTTATCGCCGTGACCTTTCAGCAGGGGGTCCGGGTTGTACTCCCACGCCTGTTCGTCATAGATTGGTGTGCGCCCACCATTAAATTCTTCAATGTGGCCTGTTACCGGGTGGCGGTACTGGTCGATCTTACACAGGTCATGGAACATACCCACGATGAAGGGAGAACGAGCCTTGCGCCAGATCAGATGATTGGCCTGAGTGAGCGCCAGAAGGTACTCCGTGACCATGCGGGAGTGGTTCAGAAGACCGCCCTCGTAATTGCCGTGGTACTTGGTAGAAGCAGGAGCGGTGAAGAAGCCGTAGGCCCTCAGGTAATTCATCATGTCATCGGAAACAACAGAGGTTCCGTCAGGCAACTTCATGAAGTTCAGAAAATCGGTCATTTCGGACTTGGAAAAGCAGTCAGGCATGATAACCCTCCCCGAAATATTTCTCGCACTCGCTCACAGAGCAATCGCACATATTGAGAGGGTGACTATCATCCCACTCCCCAAGTTCTACTTCTTTCACCTCGACATGGTGTGAAAAAATGTCCAGAGCTTTAGTTGTGACTTCTTCGAGAGCGGTCTTCACATCTCTCTTGTTACATTCGCCAGCGGGGTCAACGAAATAGCCTGTGCATTTGAAAATCTTAGCCATTTTCGTACTCCTTTCTATGGATACTCTTTTCGCTGTCGAATCCGTCAGGGTAACGAGCCAGCAGCTTATCGACATTGTGCTGTGCCACATATTCGAGGGTCACACCCAATCCAGTCGCCAACTGTGCGACATACCAGAGAACATCGCCCAGCTCGTCAACCATCTTCATCGGGTCAAAGTCATGACCCTGAAACTCGGTCTTTTTCAGAATGTCAATACACTCTCCGGCTTCGCCGTTCAGACCGTAACAGCCGTTGCGAACCTTATCCCACGAAGTCAGGTTGCCAGAGGTACGCTCGGCAGCTTTCTGATAATCATTCAGCGTCATCGTCAGCGACCTCCTTCTCCAACTCTGCATACAACATTGTGTGAGCGTAGACGGACTCAGACTGACCGATAGGCCGCAGAACGGTTCTCTTTTTCAGAGTCCACCCGTCACGCAGAGCCGCATTTACTTCGTTATCGAAGTAAGTGTTATTGTCCAGCCGATCTCGAATGGTTTTAATCTGCAACATCTTCCGCAACCTCCATTTCCAGCACCGTCATAATGGCGTAGTTGGCGAGGTCAATCAGGGTGTCTCGGATAGACTCGTCATTGACCTTCTGCTCACCGCCACGGGAGAGGGTCTTGAAGCGGCTGAACTTATCTCCCAACCGGATACGAGCCATCGCCATTCCTTCTTCAACGAAGGTCTGGTGGAAGCTGTCACCGTAGTCATGGTTCTTACGCTCATAGAGCTTGTTGATCTCCTTGCAGATTTCAGCGTGGCGCTGAACCTTGGAGAGCGAACAAATATAGGCTTCTGCCATTGTAGCTTATCCTCACTTTCAACATAGTTTTCAATATACCATTGGCGAGGAAGAGCCTTTCAAATTAGCCCTCCCTCGCACTCGGTATCAGCCAAGGAGAGCTGCCAAATCCATCGGGGTTTTAGGAGCGGCCTGAGAAGCCGCAGGAGCGGTTTTAGCAGCGGGGGTAGTAACCGTATTACCGGAGCCGCCCCAGCCCTCGGAGGGGCGCTTATCCGCCAAACGGACGAAGGTAATGCTCTGTCCGGGCTTCTTCTTGTTCTCCTGAACATCGTGTTCCACATCGCACTCGATGAAGTGACCAATCAGGTCGGTGTGGTCAATCTCGGTCAGGTCGAAATTGTTGAGGGCGGTCTTGGCGAAGTAGCTGAAAGCGTTGTATGCACCCTCGTTGGGGGAGCCATCAGATTTCAGCAGAGAGAAGCGCTCGATGTGCTTACTGCCGGTCTGCGTCTGCATGTAGACTTCCAGTTTGCCGAAGTCTTCCTTGTACTTCACATCGGTAATCTGAAAGACATGAGTACCTTCGGGAATGAGGGTGAAACCCTCGGTGAGTCCGATTTTAGCCATTGTTTTTGTCCTCCTTCATGGTGTAGAAATTAAGCTGTTCTGTGTACTCGCAGGGGAAGATGATACCAACCAACTGGTCTTCGTCATCAGGATACTTGGCGTACTGCTTGACCAGCAGGGCTTTCGGTACGCTCTTGTCGCTTTCCAGATCGTAAGCGTACAGAATTTCGCAGAAGTCAGACTTCTCGATTAGCGACCAGTCATCATTGGTGACAGGAAGGGTCATGGTGTTGTCCTGCGTAGCGAAGATACGGACACAATCCTTGATTGCGCCGTCCGGCTCAGGCATGATTGCCTTGACCAGCGTGGCGTACTCGGTACAACCGACCTGAGAAATCAGGCGACCAATGCCGTCAGGCATTTTCTCGTTGCTGTACCCGGTCACGCTACGGATACCATCGGGAATGAGCATAAGTACGGACGGGGAAGCAAGCCAGCGTTCGTCCATGTACTCGTAGATAGCGCCACCATCAGGCGCGAGGGACTTCACGAACTTGGAAAACTTCATAGGTCAATCCTCCTTAATGATTTTCGGGGAAATGCGGTAACTGTCCTCAGTGGTCGTGTACTTCGCCAGAATACCGTCCGCTTTCATAGCGTCCTTGTCGATCTTCGTGGTGGAAGTACGGCTGACTTCCCAATTATAGGCGGAGCCAGCGATAGACACCTTCTTGTCACCGTCACGGAACTGAGCGATTGCAGCTTTCTTAATCATGTCGGTCAAGATCTTGTACCGCTTCTCGTCCTCAGCCACCTCAGCGGCGTGAGCATCCAGCTTGGCTTTCAGGTCTTCGGTTTCCTTGACCAGCGCCGCCATATCCGTTTCGGGGGACAGGTTGTTGGTGCGGAGAGCTTTCAGGATTTCAGCGTCCTTGCGCTCGTCAAAGGCGGGGGAAATGCCGCTCTCCACATAGTCCTTCCACCATTTCAGGGCAGGCTTCACATACTTCTTCTCGAAGTCAGGATACCGCTCAGACACCTTGAAGGGACGGGTGATGGTATTCTCACCGCTACACACGAACTTCTCAGGGTTATCGTAGTCCTTGGGTTCAAGGAAGGAAGCGACCATGATAACCTCGTCCACACCGAGAAGGTAAGCGTACAACGCCGCCTGCAAAGCGTAATACTCAGGAATATCGTCCTTCCAGTCCTCGACACGCCTGGAAGTCTTCATTTCGAGGACGGTGGTGGGCTTACCATCTTTGTCATAGAGCAAGTAGTCCCACATACCGCCGAGGACGGGGCTTTCCTTGAAGAAATCACCGTAGGTCTGACGGAAGTAGTCTTTGCCCCAAATGTCGGTCGGCGTGACCAGATTGCTCATGAAGTAGGTCTGCTTCATATACTCGGCCTGCTTAGGCTCGATGGTCTTACCAGCGATGGTGTAGATCGTATCCTCGAACGGCTTCTGATAGGTGCGAGTTACTTCGCACCAAATCTCGAACGGTGTAGACCACGGGTTCAGACCGAGGATAGTGGCAAAGCGAGTACCAGTCAGCTTCTTCGGACGCTTTGGAGGGATAATCTGAATTTTGTTGCCGTCAAGCCATTCCATACTTTAGCCCTCCTTCGCCGCTTTCATTTCGTAGCCAGCCAGCATATCGTTCACACCGTCAATCAGAGCGTCACACTTGTCGGCTTCGATCTTGGAGAAGCCCTCCGTCTTCATGGCGATGGTCTGCACGAACTGTTCCTGCTCTGCGTCAATGTCCAAGAGCTTTTTCAGCAGACTTTTCAGCGTACTGACCTGTTCCTTGGTGGCTGCACCAGCAGGAGCGCCAGTCAGTTCCTTCTTGATTTCCTGACGCCGTTCAGTGGTCACAGGGGGCTTCTTGGTGACGGCAGGAGCGGGCGCGGGAGTCGTGTCAAACTCGCCGCTGTCGATACTGTCATGCTCCACAATGTCAAGAACGAGCTGCCACAGGTAGCGGCGAATGTAGGTGATGGAGCTGCCGGTCGCCTGCATTTCGTTTGTGACCTGATTGCCAGCGTTGGACACGATGGGGGCGATGGGGGTGTACGGTGCAACGAAGTCAATGAAGTCCTCACGGTCATTGACATTGTAGACACGAGCGGTCGCCTTGTCGCCGTACATGGACGGAACCATCATCAGGCCGATTTCAAGGAAAATCTGCTCGGCCTTGGGAACAATGTCTGCCAGCTCGAAATACTTATATTCGAGCTTCATGTGCTTACCGCTCTTGTCCACGCCAGCTTCAAGGAAGCGCACACGGGCAAGCTGCAACTTCTGGAACACATTCATGGTGGAATAATCCACCGCCGCAGTCTCAGCGGCTTTCCTGGTAGTAGCCATATTTATACCTCCAACATTTCTAATAATTTTTTCTTGATAGAATTGACTTTGCGGGTATTTCGCTTGGGTGGCTTCTCTCCGAGAAAATCTCGAACATACTTTTTCGCCTGCCGGATATACCAGTCACGGTCAACCACATCAATCGTCAGGTGATTGTCGTTGTCTACGACACATTTTGCGGGGAGTCCGGCAATCTTGACGGGATTGCCAGTACCGAGGTGGATTTTGTAGAGGGTTCCACACCGATGATCTTCCGTGGCATATACCCGGTTGACCTTCTGTACGGCCTCCATCTGGCCGTCTACTTCATGGAGAGCGTCACCATACTTACTCCCGGCCTTGGCGACCAACTGGAAGTCCAGCAGGCGGTCACAACTCATGATGGTATCTTCGACCGGGATACCGTAGGCCAGATAATCCTTGACGGCCTTGGCGACCACACAAGCGTTGTTGTTGATGTTGAACGCTCCTGCCGGGGCAATTCCACGAACGAGAACGCCACCCTTGATCTTGGGGTCGCCCTCGAAGGGAACCTCGACATAATTGTTCACATCTTTCTGGCAGATCATCTTGATAAGGTCTTCCTCTAACTCAAAGCCGGTTCTGTCCTGCCACTCCTGCGTGATTTCCTGATACATGGGAACATCGCAGTCATCAAGGCTGACCATGATACCATCGGTGTTGAGCTGAATGATCTTCAAGGTGGGGCAGTCCTGAACAAGATGTTCCGCCATTTCGAGCAACTGCAACTGGCCTGAGATACAGACCGAGCGCCCCATGAGCGGGTCATACAGGTCGTTGTAGCGGTTCAACATAGCGCCGTAGGTGGTGTTTAGCACCAGCTTCAAAGCGTTCGCCGTAGCCTTGTCCCCGGCTCTCTTTGCTTTGACTCGCCGCTCAATGGTAGCGGCATACACATCGGGAGAGGGAATGTTTCTGCTACAATAACCGTTCAAGGTCATCTGGTGTGGATAGTAGCTTGCAACATCTTTGTTGCGGATAGAGCGGGTTTCTGTGGCTTCCTCTCGATAACACAGGATAGCTCCGTGAATACCGCCATAGGCGATGGTACAAGGACAGCCGCCTACCATCAGATCGAGCTTTTCCTTAAACACCACTTCGTCAGGAATACTCTTGTTCTTCAACCGATCAAAGAAGTCAAACACTTCCTGCGGAATATACTTGCGAAGCAGCTTCGGCGGATACTGATATTCCCGCTCGTCATAGTGCGGCTTTTGCTCTGCGTCAAGGTAAGCAGCGGTCAGCTTGGCGTTGGTCATGTAGAGGGCTTTTGCAGGATACAGCCCCTTTTCACGACCCAGTGTGAGCTTACTGGACAGGTAGCCTTGACGAAGATCGTCTAGCCTGTCGGTTGCGTCAACATCATGGCGGCAGTAGAAGGAAACCTCCTGCTTTTCTTCCTCAGTCAGAGGGCGGTCGATGTTAAATGGAACGGTGGTTTCACGAATGTCCATTCCGAGGTGCGCTTCGATTGCTTTCAAGGACAGCCCCATCTGGCAATCGTCCATCAGGTCATATTGATCGAAGAAAATCCCGCAGTCACGGAGAGGGGCGTACTCCCAGCCCTCGTGACCGCCAACGATAATAAAATCGTTGACCGCCTTGATTTCCTCCGGCGTGAAACCTGAGAGAACCGCTTTTAGAATGAATTGGTCATAGTGCTTATTGTTGAATCCTGCCAACAGGGGTTCTTGGGTCATGAACTGTTCGACTGCTTCATTATCATCCCAAACCTCGGTGTATTCCCCCGTGACCTTGTTCTTGAAGACAAAAAGCCAATCGTAGGCAAATACCTCGCAGTCGAAAATGAAAGGTTCAAGGTTCAAGGAACTTGCACCCCGCTTTCCGATAGGTGGTACACCGCTTCTTGTAACTTCTCACGAGGTACTGAATACCATCGTCCACATAATCGTAGGCGATGGGTTCACCCTTTCCCTCGAAGGTACGAGCGATACGACCAATGCTCTGAGTTATTACAGCGTAGTCTTTCTGCGGTGTAGTCAGGTACAAGCGGTCGAGCCGGGGAATGTCTAAGCCTTCTTTCGCCAGAGAGTAGGTAGCGAACAGATACCGCTTGCGCCCCTGCCGCATTTCCTCAATGGCCTGTTCTCGGAGAGCCTTGGCTTTCTTCGTGGTCATCTTTCCATCAATCATGACGGCCTGTTCCCTTAACTGCCGAGGAAGGTGGTTCATCAGATATTCCAGATGGTTCAGACGGTCGGAAAGAATGAGATTGTAATGATCTTGGTTCTCGACCAGATCGGCGGCAATTAGCTCGTTACGGTCATGCCTATCAGCGAGGAAATTGACCAACTTGGCATAGACGATCGTACCGTCCGTGTCCAAAAACTCACGGCTGAGTCCTTGATGTGTGGCACGGGGCAGAACGCTGACAGTCATGATCTTATCTTTCACCGCTTCCTCCGGCACTTGATAGGCAATCCCGCCCAGCAAGGCGTAGGTGGCGGCAATCATACCGTCTGCCCGATGAACCGTAGCGGACAGGCCGTACTTATGCCGAGCCGCCAGAGCGTTCAACACCTTTGAAAACTGCGTCATAGCGGTCGGGGTTCCGGCCACACGGTGGCACTCGTCCACGATGATACAATCCCAAACATCACGGTACTGGCTCAGATCGAGATTGCACATGGTCTGGACGGTGGCAAAAGTGATAGCCTTTCCAATCTGAACTCGCCCCTCAGTGATCGTTCCGGTCAGCGAAGGACTCATGTACTGCTCCGCTCGGCTTTTGCTCTGTACGAGCAAATCCCGTGTATGGGTCAGCCAGAGTGTCCTTCGACCTGTATCTGCCGCGACAGCAATTCCGATCTGCGTCTTACCGCACCCCGCAGGGGCTTGAAGAATACCGTAGTAGGCAGTTATCAGGGCTTCCTTGGCTTCTACTTGGTAATCATAGAGCGGAATGGTGCAACCGAAGTCCACCTCGGTCGGTGTAGGAAGATTGACCTTCATGTGGCAATCGTCCATCGCCAGCACATCGTCCAAACACCCGTAGGGAAGAACCAGTGTGTCACCGTCCCATTGGAACAGATACAACTTCTCAGGAGTATTGCCTGTCCAGAAACCCATACGTTTTTTCTTGATGTAGTCAGGATTAGAAAGGATGAGCTGCCGCTTACACCATTCCCGTAACTGGTTGGACGGATTATTGATTCTGAGTTGACTTCCGACTATTATCTGCATGATTTCACCCATTGATCGAAAAACATACCCATGATTTTAATTTCAAAATCATACAGAACGGTTTGGGTCAGCATTGCTTCTTCCATTTTGCGGAGAGGAACAAAATAGATATTCCCATTCGCAATACGTATCGCAAACCAACCGTCACCATTACCGGTCTGTTTCCAGAGCGTCATAGCGGAACGCTGGTTTTCTTCAATCCGGTTTAGCCGAAATTTATCACTATCGCAGACTTTGCAGTCTATAACGTATGTCGTACCGTTTCGTGCTGCAATCACATCAAACGGCTGGCCTTGACTGTTTTGAGCGAGATTATGCGCCCAGAAGCCGTACTCGGACAATTTGTGGCACAGGTCTTTTTCAAAGCTGTTACCAACCTTACGATTTACATTCATGCTTTCACTCCTTTACAAAAGAGTAGTTCTGACTTATAATCAGATTGAGCTTTTATGCTTGCCGTTGACGGAAGTACCAGTTCTGTCAGCGGCTCTTTCTTTTTCTCGGCGGGGCGGGATAAAACGCACCGGACAGCTCACAGAACAGCCAGAAACAGCCAAGGCCGATACCCATACGAACCATGCCTGCGCCGAGAGCCATTGTGTCTTGCTCTACCGCACCAACTACACCCAACAGGTAGAAAAACGAGAGAAATGCCAATACTTCAAATACTTTTTTCATTATCTGTTCCTCCAAACCATAGGTTTCCATTGATACGGTGTTCCGTACTTCTGCTCGTACCAGCTCTCGAACTGCTTGCGGTTTGCTTCGTCCTTGAAGAACTCTCGGACAGATCGAGCAAGGAGTGAGCTGAATGCTTTAGCCTGTCCTCGCACTTCCGGGGCAAATGCGCTTTCACTCACGGCGCACCGCCAATCTGCTGCTCGTACCAGTCCAAAATGTCGATAGACTCAGCAATGATCTTGTCCACAGAAGGGCCGTTACGAGTTCCTGCAAGGATTGCACTCAGGACAGGGCCGCTCGTTTCAATACCCCGCTTCCTGAGCATATCTATAAGCCATGCAAACGACAGGTGATTGACGCTCAGACGATAGCGGATTTTCTCACGCTCTTTCACAAAACCTCTCCTTTCTTCAAATTAAGAACAATATTTATTGACAACACTCTCGGCGCAATGGTACAATTCACTTGCCTGATAATTAAACCATTGACCACAGCAACCGCCGAAAAAGAAAACCTTTCGGGGGTCGGGTTTTTGTTGTCAAAATCTCTTGTTCACGATCAGAGTATATCAACAATTTCTGTTGATGTCAATAGGAAATCAACGAATTTATTTATTTTTTGCTGAGAGGTGTAAATATGGTTAGCCGTAAAGTAAAAAGAACAGAGGAAGAACAAAAAATCCTCGACCACATTATCGCGTGCATGAACTACAAAGAATTAGACCAGAAGGAGCTGTGCGATTACCTTGGTGTAAACCAGCAAATGTTTACAAACTGGAAAAACGGGCAAAGTAACTCATACATGAAGCGCCTTTCTAAAATCGCGGAATTCCTAGATATTCCGATGGAAGAACTTATCGATGAGCCGATCATTCCTGAAAACACGGTGTATGAGAAAAAGCTGTTGAAGTATTTCAGTATGTGCGACGGAGAAGGAAAGCTGAGAATCATTCAGCTAGCAATGAATGAATTTGACAGAACGCAGAAAGAAAAAAAGGAAAATCAAGAACCGGCTGTTGTCGGATAAGATTATTAGCTTTTACGAATGGAGACAAATACTATGAAATTTCCGATTGATCTCTCCACTTTAACAAAAGAAGAAATCTCGCAATTTGAAGAAGACCCTTTCACTCTTTACAACGGCGATCACGATGTGGCACTTTATCTCCGCTACAGTTCCTCCGGTCAAAGCGATCAGTCTATTGAAGGACAGCTTCGGGATTGCCGCGCTTTTTGCAAAGCAAATCACTATCGGATTGTGGCAATTTACATCGACCGAGCGACTACGGCTCGAAAAGATGTAGAGAAACGCATTCACCTTATGGAAATGATTGCGGACAGTGCGAAGCAAAGATGGGATTACGTCGTTGTCTGGAAACTTGACCGCTTTTCGCGTAATCGTAACGACAGTGCTATCATGAAAATGCGCTTGCGTAAGAACGGGGTAAAGGTTCTGTCTGCCACAGAGCACCTATCCGACAACCCAGAAAGTATTCTTTTAGAATCGGTGCTGGAAGGCATGGCCGAATTCTTTTCTGCTGAGTTATCGCAAAAAGTCACGCGAGGTATGCGTGAATCCGCTTTGAAGTGCCATAGTGTCGGGGGACACGTTCCACTCGGGTATAAAATTGAAAATCATAAGCTGGTCGTAAACCCAGATACCGCCCATATTGTGCAGGAAGCCTTTGCACTCTACGCCAATGGGGTAAGTGTTGCGGAAATTGCTCGAAAATTCAATGCGGCAGGATATAAAACCGCAAAAAATACTGAATTCAACCGCAGTAGCTTTAAGGTGATGTTCCAAAACGTCCGCTACATCGGTACTTATACTTACAAGGACATTCGCATAGAAAACGGTGTTCCCGCTATCATCGACCGAGAACTTTTCGATGCCGTCCAGAGACGGCTTTCTAAGACCGCTACTGCCCCCGCAAGGGGCAAGGCCAAGGTGGATTACCTCTTGTCGGGAAAGCTGTTCTGCGGCCATTGTGGGGCTTCTATGAACGGCGAGAGCGGTGTTGGGCGAAGTGGCAAAACTTATCATTATTATTCTTGCTACACAAAGAAGCGCAGACTCGGATGCGAAAAACGCCCTCTTAGAAAAGATTACATTGAAGAGATTGTGGCGCGAAGTGCGTTCGAGCTTTTAACCGATCAGCTCATTGATGAAATTGCAGATATGGCGATCAAACAAAGTGAGCAAGATATGGTCAACGAAACTCGTATCCCTCAGTTGACCGAGCAGTTATCTGAAATCGAAAAATCTATAGCCAATATCACAACAGCTATCGAAAAAGGAATCGCCTCCGAAACATTGATGAATCGTCTCGTACAACTCGAGCACGAGAAAAAGACCATCAACAAAGAAATCAAATCAGAGGAAAAGTACGTTTACCGCATTGACCGCGATCAAATCGTTTTCTGGCTGAGTCAATTCAAATGCGGAAACATTGAAGACGAGAATTTCAGAAGACGGCTCATTGATCTTCTAGTCAATTCTGTGACCGTATGGGATGAACCAGACGGATATAAAATTACTACCGCATATAATCTAACCTCTTGCAAAACCAAGACTTTCAGGGTCGAAAAAAGCCCCGCCACAGAAAATGTGACAGGGTTCGGTTTTGGGGAGTCTGAGTGTACCACAAAAAGGAAGCATCCAGACTGGATGCTTCCTTTTTGCTGTGATGAAAGGGATTTCCCTTTTTTGCGAAGCATGCTTGGGAACTTCGTGCTATGCTGA